TTTGGAATCGCCATTTCTACTTTTAGTTTTTCTCCAGTGGTTGCAATTCTAATAGCAATCAGTATTGCTTCCATATCAATGCTTGGAATATCCCACGGATCTTCTATCATGGGCACACAACTTTTAACTACACTAGCAACAGCATCGCCATTCATTAGTGCATCTGGTGTTCTAAAGATTAATTCATCCTTAGCAGTCATAGCCAAAATAGGTAATTCTCCTGTGCCTGACTTTTCGCAAGGATTGCTTTGATAAAACCTACCTTTGCTAGGCAAATCTAGGTAGATTTTTGGTGATCTACTGTACTTGCTTAGAATATTGTTTTCGTCCATATTTTTTCCAATAAATAAAACTACAATAATATGTAGCAAATGTATTTATATACGCACTTTATCGAGGATTTAAAAAAGAATGGCTGATGTAGAATTTGTAGGTGGTGAATTTGATGGTATTCGAATTAGGAATGCGGCCAGCGAAGATACCCTAAAAGAACTAATCCGTGCTGTAAGGAAAGAAAAAGGTCAAGAGGATACCTCCAAAAACAACAATACTTCTGCCACCGAAGGCAACACCAAATCAATGTTAAGCCTTAAAGGCATGATCGAACTTGCCACAGCAGGTCTAAAAGAGTTGAAGAAAGGTGTAATCGGTACAGCCGACGCTCTGGCCGATTATACTCGAAAACAACAAAAAGCATCAGAAGCAATTGATGATCTTGCTGGTCTTATCGATAGTGATCTTGGCGGCGCAGTAAAAAAACAAGTTGAACTCTTTGAAGATAACTTTCATGCTTTTAGAAAATTAAGCGGAAGCGGTATTACACTTGGCGACAGATTAGTTGGTATGACCAAAGACTTTACCACACTGGGTATTGATCTTGAAGGATTAACAACACAACTTGCCGCAAACTCAGAAGCAATAGTAAGGATCGGAAGTGGTACTTTAGGAGTTGGGTTGGCCCTAGATCAGTCTAAGAACTACATCAATGAATATGGTATGTCGTTACAAAATTTTGGTTACAATTTTGACGAAGCCAACGAAAAATTCTTTTCATTCCTAACACTAAACAGTTTAGCACTAAGAAAAAATGCAAGTGAAATGACAACGCTAAGCCAACGTGGTGCAGAATATGCAAAATACTTAAGACAGTACAGTGACCTAACAGGACAACAAGCAGACCAACTAGAAGATCAAATGAAGAAACAGCAGTTGGATGCTATTTTTGATAACTTTCTTTCTAGTATTAGTGATCCACAAGAACGTGATAGAATTAGAAATGCTATTGCAACAGCAGGCGGACTAATGGGAGACGCGGGTAGAGAACTTGCTATGGCAACTGCTATGGGTATTGCACCTATGACAGATGCCAGTAGAAGTCTTGCAGGTGTAAACTTAGGATTTGCTGATCAAATTACCAACAGTATACACATGGCTAGAACATTTAACGGTAGTATAGGCGATTATAACAAAGCAGTGCTAACCGGTTATGTAAACACAAACAAGGCTAATCAAGGATTCTTAAAGGATTTTAATCAAACAGGTTTTGCAATATCACAACAAGGCGGACCACTTGCTGATACGTTTATGGGAATTTATAGAGCAAACCAATTGCTAGGTAAAAGCCAAGAAGATCTGCAACAAGTTTTTAGAGATGGTGAATCAAGAACAGATGATGCAACAAAAGCATTTATACAACTAGACGATTCAATGCGTTTGGTTAGAATGGGGTTTGCTGAACTGTATGACATTGCATTTGGAAACCAACAATTCCAAGAAGGATTTAAAAGTTTTGCAGATCAAGTAAAACGCTTTGTTGTTGATAAAGGACAAAAAGATTTTAAAGGTGGCGGCTCAGAAGATACAAATGCAAAAGATACTGCTTTTGCAGATGGTCCATTTGAGTCTGTTACAGATTATTTGAGCAGAACATTAGATAGTGTATACGATGCATTTGATCCAAGAACTAGACTCGATGTTTCTGACATAAACAGATTGTATACAGATCTTGCAACCAAAGGAACAGCAAAATATAGCGATGTCCAAGGGTTTCAACAAATAGCAGAAGCAATTCGTAAAGAAAATCCTGATATAGGTCAAGCAGAATTATTAGAAAAACTTAATACAGCACTAGTAAAATATCTACAAGTACAAGGAGATATGCTAAAATCAGATCGAGGATATACAGATGATGATATCAAACAATTAACGAATGCAGTGTCTTCTGGCTCTATACAACTAAGTGGTGGTACTGAAGGAGCGTTTGGTAAACTATTTGGTAATTTTGGTGGAGGTACTCTAGCAACGCTACACGACGACGAAGCAGTTATACCTAAAAAATCTCCACTAGGTGGGTTCCTTTCAATGATGGAAGGTGATTTATCAAATTTAAAAGCCAATGCGTTTACCGCTGACGGTAAAATGAATGTTTCTGGCATGATGGAAGCAGGACAAGCAATGGGTGCCAAGTATGATGCTTATGCAAAAGAAAATCAAGGTGCTATTAAAGAACAAGGACGAGGTTTGGTAAAATCCATGACCAATTTGACTGATGAAGATCTTGACAAGATGGAACAATCTAGTGTAAAATCAAATACAACTGCGAAATCTAGTACATCGGTAAATACTATGTCTAGCAATAAAATGGATGAATTAATAAGAATTAATAAACAAATGCTACAAGAATTACGTAGTATGTAAGGAATTTTAAATGAGTTGGAAAAGATACTTTCAAGAATACACACCTAAAGACACATCAGGACAATCTAGTCCTGTTCCAGGTACTGGTGCAGGCCCTGCACGTACTAATTATTCAAGTTTTTTGCCAGATGTGTATACAGGCCATCCAAATCGTATTGAACGTTATGGTCAATATGAAACAATGGACATGGATTCGGAAGTAAATGCCGCACTAGATATTCTTGCAGAATTTTGCTCACAAAAAAATGCAGAAAACAAAACACCGTTTACAATTACATATAAAAAGCAAGGTACTAGCACAGAAACAAAAGTTCTAAAACAGTATTTGCAACAATGGTGCGATCTAAACAACTTTGAAAGACGTATTTTTAAAATTGTTCGTAACGTATTCAAATACGGTGATGCATTTTTTGTTAGAGATCCTGAAACATTTAAGTGGATGCATGTTGATCCGTCCAAGATGGACAAGATTATTGTTAATGAAAGTGAAGGCAAAGAGCCAGAACAGTATGTTGTAAGAGATATCAATCCTAATTTTCAAAATTTATCAGTAACACAGATTGATGCTAGAAGTTCTTCATCACAAAGTGAGTACACAACAAGTGGTGGAGCACTAGGACGTGGTTATGTTGGCGGTGTAAACAGTGCAACAGGCACACGTTTTGAAAACAATCTAAATCAATATGCTATTGATGCCGCACATTTTGTACATTTAAGTTTAAGCGAAGGACTAGACAGAAACTTTCCATTTGGTAATTCACTGTTAGAATCAGTTTTTAAAGTTTACAAACAAAAAGAATTATTAGAAGATGCGATTATTATATATCGTGTACAAAGAGCACCAGAAAGACGTGTGTTCTATATTGATGTAGGTAACATGCCTACGCACCTTGCAATGGGATTTGTTGAAAGGGTGAAAAATGAAATTCATCAAAGACGTATTCCAAGTAGCACAGGTGGTGGTACTAATGTAATTGATGCTAGTTTCAATCCTCTATCTATTAACGAGGATTACTTCTTTCCACAAACAGCAGAAGGTAGAGGTTCTAAGGTTGAAACACTACCGGGCGGTACTAATCTAGGTGAAATTGACGACTTAAAATTCTTTACTAACAAATTATTCCGTGGTTTACGTATTCCAAGTTCATACTTGCCAACAGGTGCAGATGATTCTGCCGCACAATATAATGATGGTAGGGTTGGCACAGCATATATTCAGGAACTGAGATTCAACAAATACTGTGAAAGATTACAAAGTCTTGTAGCACACGTATTTGATAGAGAGTTTAAAATGTATCTAAACGCCAAAGGCGTAAACATTGACAATGATTTATTTGATCTAATGTTTCAACCACCACAAAACTTTGCCGCTTATAGACAAAGTGAAATGGATAATGCTCGTGTTAATACATTCGCTTCATTGCAAGAAATTCCATATATGAGTAAACGTTTTGCACTTAAACGTTTCTTAGGACTAAGTCCAGAAGAAATGGCAGAAAACGAATCTATGTGGCGTGAAGAAAATACAGATGAAAACATTTCTAATCCATCCGCAGGTGTTGAGATGCGTGGAGCAGGTGTAACACCTGGAGGAATGCAAAGTGATTTAGATAATCTTGGTGATGCAACACCAGATGCAGATGCACCACCTCCAGCAGAAGAAGGCGGAGAAACTACACCAGCAGGTGGCGGCGGAGGAGGAGCAACACCTACTCCAGGTGCAGGCGGTGGCGGTGACACAGGAATATAAGGTAAATAAAAACATGTTGTTAAAAGAATTCTTTTATTTTGATAAAGATGGAAATAATTTCAGTCATGACAATCGTTACGACGCTGAAAGAGATATTTCTGTGGTCAAACAAGATGATACTAGAAAAACTAGACTAACTCTTGGACAAATTAATACTATTCGTAAAACAGCAGAGGCTAGAGAATTAGAACAAGCCAAAGACCTAGAGTTTGTAAAAACTATGTACGGTCAACCACCAGCGGATCAGGCTGGAACACTTTAATAAATTATTTCCGTAAATAAAAACATGCGTAGAGTTGGGTATGTATTAGGTAATGGAACCTCTAGAAAGAAGTTCGACCTTAACAAATTAAAAGATAGAGAAATAGTTTATGCCTGTAATGCAGTGTATAGAGAATTTCTGCCCAACAAACTTATCGCTGTAGATCCTAAAATGGTTCATGAAATAGTTGCCGCAAGGGCACAATTTGAAACAGAAGTATGGACCAATTATAATAAAGCATACGATGAATATGTAGGTTTAAACTACTTTAGTCCAAGCAAAGGCTGGAGCAGTGGACCTACTGCACTGCTTAGAGCCTGTTTAGATGGCTGTCAAACCATCTATATTTTAGGTTTTGACTATGTAGGATTGCAGGGCGGACGTAAAGTAAACAACATATATGCAGGCACACCTAACTATAAACAGGCACATGAACCAGCAACATACTACGGAAACTGGCTAAGACAAACAGAAACCATACTTAGAGACCACTCAGACCGTGAATTTGTACGTGTTGTAGGCAAAAAAGACTACAATCCTAACAATTTTAACAACTTTAATAACTATAAAACTATCAGTTATAAAGAATTTGAGGAGTGTCTTGATAAGTAAAGATATAAAAAACCGCGATTTTACCACCATTTGGACCGGTAAAACTGGTTTTTTTGTAAATATATTATGACAGCCTTGCCAATTAACAAAAATGAAGGAGAAATAAGATGTCTGACAATACAAAGTTTGAACAATTATTAGACCTTCTCGTAAACGAAGAAAAGGATAAAGCAGAATCTTTATTCCACGATATCGTTGTTGAGAAGTCAAAAGAGATTTATCAAGGATTAATTGAATCTGATGAATCAGAAAAAGAAGACGAAGTTGAAGAAACTTCAAAAAAAGATGAAGAAGATGCTGTAGAAGAAGCAACTGATACAGAAGAAGAAAAAACAGACGAGTCTTTTGAAGATGAGTCAGTTGAAGAAGTTGGTGGCGATGCCGCTGACGATATGGTTTCAGATGTTGAAGCACCAGGCGCTGAAGGCGACATGGACTTTGACGGAGACGGTGAAATGGATGATCATGAAGAATCACATGATGACATTGAAGACCGTGTTGTTGACCTAGAAGACGCTTTAGACGAACTAAAAGCAGAGTTTGAAGAAATGATGGGCGACAAAGAAGGCGGAGAAGGTGAGCCAGAAATGGATATGCCAGCCGCTGATGATGAAGAAGAATCAGAAGAAGCCGAAGAAGAATCAATGGAAGCACCATTTGAAGCAAAAGAAGAAGATGGTGAAGAAGTTGAAGAAGGTGCAAAAAGAGAAAAATCCGTTGGCGAGACTATGCGTGAGTATGTAGAAAAAGTCTCTGCACCTAACAATTCAGAAGGCGCTGATAACACTACGAGTCCAGTAGCATCGAAAGGTGGCAAAGACTCAGGTGCTGATGGTAAAAACATTGCACAAAGTGGTGAAGAAAAGGGCGGTAAGGCTCCTGCGGCTAAGGACATGGGGAAATCTTTCGAGAATGAACCAGGTGCAAACGCTGGGGATTCTTTTAAGAAAGCATCTGCACCAAAGAGTGCTGAATAATTGTTAAGGAGAAAGCCACATGGCTTACTTACGTGAGAATTTGACATTTGACCAAGCACAGGTCACCCTAGAGTCTAAAGGAGAAGGAGATTCCAAGGATCTTTATCTCAAAGGCATCTGTATTCAGGGTGGTGTCAAAAACGCTAATCAGCGTGTTTACCCTGTTTCCGAAATAGGCAACGCTGTTAAGACTCTAAAAGATCAAATCTCAGGCGGCTATTCAGTTCTAGGTGAAGTAGATCACCCAGATGATTTAAAAGTAAACTTGGACCGTGTATCGCACATGATTACTGATGTGTGGATGGACGGACCGAACGGATTTGGCAAGATGAAAATCTTGCCGACTCCAATGGGTAATCTAGTTAAAACAATGCTGGAAAGCGGAGTTAAACTAGGTGTATCCAGTAGGGGTAGTGGAAATGTTAGCGAATCCAATGGTGAAGTTAGCGATTTCGAAATTATCACGGTTGACGTGGTAGCACAACCTAGTGCCCCGGGTGCATATCCAACACCAATCTATGAACATTTTATGAATACAAAAGGTGGTTATAGTGCGTTAAGGACTGCGTCAGAGGTACAACAAGATGCTAGAGCACAAAAGCATCTTAAGGAAGCAATGCTAAGAGTCATAAAAGGCTTAAAGTAACAATAGGAGAAACACGATGAGTGATGTTTTTAATAAACTTTTTGAAACAGGTATTATTAGTGAAGAGGTCAAAGACCAAATTACTGGTGCTTGGGACGAAAAGATTAAAGAACACCGTGATAGTGTGACTGCTGAACTCCGTGAAGAATTTGCGAATCGCTACGAACATGATAAGTCAAACATGGTCGAAGCAATTGATCGCATGGTCTCCGAGCGTTTGGAATCAGAAGTTGCTGAATTTGCTGAAGATAAGAAATCACTTGCAGAAGCAAGGGTTGAATATAAGAAGAAAATCGGCGAACATTCTGAGAAATTGCAAGAGTTTATGCTCAAGCAATTAACCAAAGAAATTGCAGAGTTAAATGAGGACCGTCAAAAAGTCACAGAAAACTTTGCTAAACTTGAAGACTTTGTCGTGAAAGCACTCGCAAAAGAAATCAACGAGTTTGCAGAAGACAAAAAAGATCTTGCAGAAACCAAGGTTAAACTTGTAAAAGAAGCAAAATCAAAATTCAATGAACTTAAATCTAAGTTTGTTGAAAAATCCGCTAAAGTGGTTGAGTCTGCTGTTAATAAAAAATTAGCAACAGAAATCAAACAACTCAAAGAAGATATCACGGCTTCAAGAGAAAACCACTTCGGTAGAAAAATATTCGAAGCATTTGCTAACGAGTATGGTTCTTCTTACTTAAACGAAAAATCAGAAACTGCGAAGTTAATGAAAATAGTTGCAGAGAAAGAAGAAGCATTAGCAGAGGCTAAGAAACAAGTCACAGAGAAGGCTACACTTGTAGAGTCTAAGGAAGCAGAAATTGCTAAAGCCAAAGACGAAGCAGAGAGAGTTGCAGTGATGAATGAGTTGCTATCTCCATTAGGCACAGACAAAAAAGAAATAATGTCTGAATTACTGGAGTCAGTGCAAACGAACAAGTTGCACTCAGCATTTGAGAAGTATCTACCAGCAGTGATGGAAGATAAGGCTCCAAGAGTAAAAAAGGCATTAAATGAAGGCGTAGAAGTAACAGGCAACAAAGAACACACAATTAAGGAAGATACTGATTCAAACTTAATTGAACTCCGCAGATTAGCGGGATTAAACTAAAAAGGAGAGACAAAAAATGTCAGATAATATCAACAACAACTGGCAGGAAACCAAAGAAGCACTTTTAGAAGGCCTAAATGGTTCGAAAAAAGGTGTGATGGACGTCACTCTCGAGAACACTCGTAAGTATCTCGCTGAGGCGGCATCTTCTGGGGCAACTTCCGCAGGGAACGTAGCAACTCTTAACAGAGTTATCCTTCCAGTAATCAGACGTGTAATGCCAACTACAATCGCAAATGAGATTGTTGGCGTACAACCAATGACAGGACCTGTAGCACAGATCCACACTTTACGTGTTCGTTATGCGGACACAGCAGACTCAGCAACAGCGGGTGAAGAAGCACTTTCTCCATTCAAAATTGCTGAAGGTTATTCAGGTAACGCATCTACTAACAAAGCAGACGCAACTGCAACGTTAGAAGGTACACCTGGTAACAAATTGTCAATTCAAATCTTAAAACAAGCAGTAGAAGCGAAAACTCGTAAACTATCTGCACGTTGGACATTTGAAGCGGCACAAGATGCACAAGCACAACAAGGCATCGACGTAGAGGCTGAAATTATGGCGGCTTTAGCACAAGAAATTACTGCTGAAATCGACCAAGAGATCATCCAATCACTTCGTTCATTAGCATCAGTTGAAGAAACTTACAACCAAGCAGGTGTAAGTGGTACAGCAACTTTCGTTGGTGACGAACATGCGGCGTTAGCAGTTCTAATTAACAGAACTTCTAACAAGATCGCTCAGCGTACACGTAGAGGCGCAGGTAACTTTGCAGTGGTTTCAAACCAAGCATTGACTATCCTACAGTCTGCTACAACTTCAGCGTTCGCAAGAACTACAGAAGGTACATTTGAAGGACCAACAAATACTAAATTTGTAGGAACTTTAAACAACTCTATGAGAGTTTACGTTGACGCTTATCTTGCTGATTCAGGTCAAGATGACAACCAAGTGTTAGTTGGTTACAAAGGCTCATCAGAAGCAGATGCGGCGGCATTCTATTGCCCATACATTCCGCTAATGTCTTCAGGTGTTGTACTAGATCCAGCAACATTTGAACCAGTTGTTTCTTTCATGACACGTTACGGTTATGTAGAATTAACAAATACTGCATCTTCACTTGGTAACGCGGCTGACTACTTAGGCAGAGTATCAATTACTTCTGCTAACGTATCATTCTCGTAATCCATAGAAGATAACGTAATCCAAATAGGGCGGCTTAGGTCGCCCTATTTTTTTGGCTTAAATACAGTTATGAAAGAATTAGAAACATCACTGGATTGGCAAGCCATTGAGCAAGAACTTAGAGAGATGGGCAAAACTGCTCCTGAGTTTAGATTTAATATTATTAAGTTTTGTGCAAGTATACAAAGCGAAGTTCGTAAACTTTCAGATATTGAAATAGATATTAGAAGAAGACCAAGCGATAGTTTATTAGTAAAGCATAAAGATCAATCTAAAAAGATCAATGATGCAATAAAATTGTTCTCACAAACACACTTATTACACCTGTTTAGCAGGGTTGACTAAATACATTACACGTTAGGTACCAACATGGTGTTGGACTTATGCGGTTACCCACCGCGTAGACCTAGAACGTCAAAAAGGAGAAAACAATGGGAAGACCAATTAACAAAAGAAAAATTGGACAAGGTGATGGTAAAATTTTATGCTCTGCATATTACTTTACTGGTGCATCTGAAGTAAACGGTGCAACAACTCCAGCATGGATTGTATCACAGCGTTCAACTAATAAGTTCAACGTAACAGATGGTACTACAACTGAAGTACTACAGTTAGTGAACAAAACAGCAGGTGGTTTAGCGGAAGGTGAGTTTATCATCAATGCTATTCTAGACGATTCATCTGTAGTACAAGTTACTAAATTACGTAACAAAACTATTCAGTATGAAGGTGGGACTTCAAGCGTTGCAAATGTTAAATTTAACATTGGTAATGGCTTACAAGCAGGTTCAACATCTGATAATACAGCAGAAGTAGAAGGTCAATAATAACACACTGGAAAGGGCAAAATTACTTTGCCCTTTTCTTTTGACTAAATAATAGCATACGATAGGATCCTAATGCATGGCAACTGATATTTTAAAATTAACCGGTGATTACAAAATTGTAACTGCTAGTGGCGGCGAAGTTACTCTTAATACAGGTACGAGAAGAGGAACTACTAGAGTTACAGGAAATTTAATCGTAGAAGGTACTACTACAACTGTTGATACTGAAGAACTTGCTATTGAAGATGCAATTATTACCCTTAATAAAAATGAAACAGGTAATGGTGTATCTCTAGGACAAAGCGGTATTGATATTGAAAGAGGTACTGCTGATAATGCTACTATACTTTGGGACGATACATTAAGTTACACTAGACCAAACGGCGGTACTGGTGAAGGTATTTTTACATTTAAAGTTGGTGCAGGATTAGCCGCAATTAGAACTAATCATATCAGTACTACAGGTGACGATATTGTTTTCTTAGGAACTAATGCACCTAATGCTAAACTAAGTGTTAGAGGTACAACAAACTATGAAACTGGATTACAAGATGATGATATTCCAAATGTAAGATATGTAAATCAAGCATTCCAAACAATTAATATTCCTCAAATTCAAGCAGGTAACACTATTATGAAAGCAGAGGATACATCAGAAGGTGATGCAGTATCAAGATTGCTTGGAAAAGTAGATAATGTTACTAGAATTGACATTAGATCAGATATTATGACTTTGGGTAGTTTAGAATTTGATGATACTACTATTAGACCAACAAATACAAATGATGAACTAGTTTTACAAGCAAATGGGTCAGGAGAAGTAGTAGTAGATGAAATATTAAGTCTACCTACAGTAAGCACAACACCTTCGGGTACTGTTGGACGTTTAAAAGTGTATAAAGATTCAGAAGGGTTTGGCGGAACTGGGCTCTTTTTTGTAAATAACACTACTAACGGAGAGATAACTAGCAAAAGAAAAGCCATGCTCATGAGCATGATATTTTAGGATAAAGATATGGCAATAGCAAATAGTTTTATAGATGCAACACTTACAACTGTGTATACGTCATCAGGTGAGAATGCTGTAACAAGCATGATTTTCTGTAACTACGCAGATGCGGATAATATTCCCGGTGATAATATCTTGACTGATGCTGATACGTTTCTTGATTTACATATTGTAAAATCAGGTGAAAGTGCAACAGATGTAAACAAAATCTTACATCAATTAAAAATTCCTGCAGGAGAAACTTTTATTATGGATACTGAAAAGTTTGTTCTTGAAACTGGAGATAAAGTTATTGCACAGACTACGTCACCAGCAACTATTTCAGTTACGATTTCAACAATAGCGGTGTAATAATATGCGTTTTGTAAAACAACAACAGATTAATAGAAAAATGATAGTTGACAAATCAGTGTTTGTTGACATTGATGGGTCAGTAAGTTTCCAAGGTGCTGTTGGTGGATTACAGTTAGGTACAGGTGATACAAGCCAACGTAGTGATGCACCTGTTAACGGAACTATTCGTTACAATAATCAAATAAATGAAATTGAAGCATATATTAACAATGCATGGGAAACTATTAGATCAGATCGTCCTGGTAACATTGTTGTACAAAACTTAGGTACAGGTGATGCTTCAGAAACACAGTTCGGTACATTAGATCCTAAACCAGCGGCGGCTGAGAATGTACTTGTACTTGTTGAAAACGTTGTGCAGATTGCAGGTGTAAACTACACAATGACAGTAGACAACAACGGAGACAAATATATTAAATTTGATTCTCCAGTTCCTTTAGGCAAAGACGTCACCGTTATACACGGCTTCGACGGTAGCATTGTAGGTTAATTTTTAACTACTAACTTACGGTTTTTCCAATTAAGACTAAATACTATTAATGCAGACTTGACCGTTTAGGTTTGCAGGACAAACAGTGGTTAACCCGCTATGTAAGGTGGTTAGAGGCACAGGATGCCCGGTTTATAGGAGAACACAATGGCCGTCGGTCGTATTTCGGGTCCGTTGTTAAAGGCAAACCTGCTTCGTAATGGAGTGGATTTAGCATTTGAAACGGATTTATTATATTTGGATGTTAACAATGGTCGCATTGGCGTAAAAAAGACCAATCCTTCCTATGAACTAGATGTAAACGGTACAGTACAAACAACAGACTGGATTGCTACAAATTCAGCAACAACAGGTAATTTAACTTTTCAAGGAAACACAATTAGTAGTACACTAGGTACTATTGAATTAACACCTTCAGGTGGTGATCCTGTAATTTATCATTCAAGAATTCAAGTCGATTCATTAGAAATGAACGACAACACAATCAGCACAATAGATTCAAATGCATCAATTGAACTTGCTCCTAACGGTACAGGTACTATTGAACTATTAGGAAACACAAACGTCACAGGAAATTTATATGCAACTGGCAATATTACTGCTGGTGGAAATATTAATTTAGGTGATGCTGATACTGACACTGTTAATTTTAAAGCAGACGTTATTTCAAATATTATTCCAGACGCTGATCAAATTTACACACTAGGTACTCCTAGCAAACGTTGGAAAACACTAAACTCTAGACAAGCAAATATTGACAATATTCAAATTACTGATAGTTTGATCGAAACTATTGACAGTAATGCAGATTTAACTATTCGTGCTAACGGAACAGGTAAAGTAAGAATTGAAAACTTGCTTTTAAATGAAGCAGGAAATACATATCACGTTACAGTTAACGGTGACGACACAGAAGAAGGTACAAGTGTTGATAGTGCTTTTGCTACAATAAAACATGCTCTAAGTGTTGCTACATCAGGTGACAATATTAAAATTAGTGCAGGAACATACACTGAAGCATTTCCGCTAGTAGTACCTGCAGGTGTTACTGTAGGCGGTGAAGGACTAAGAACAACAGTTGTTAAACCTACAGCAGGAACAAATACTAAAGACTGTTTTCACTTAAACAGTGCAACCACAATACAGCATTTGACAATTAAAGACATGTTTTATGACAGTGGTAATGACACTGGGTACGCATTTACATTTAATCCTGCAGGGATTACAGTTCCATTACAATCGCCATATATTATTAACGTAACTGTATTAAACAAAGGTACAGTAACAAGTGCAAGTGATCCATATGGATTTGACTCAGGTAACGCAGGCCGCGGCGCTAAAATTGATGGTAGTTTAGTAACTTCAAGTTCAATCGAAGCGGCAATGTTGTTTAATGATTCAACTTTCTTTGTACCAAACTCAGTTGGTTTATATATGACTAATGGTGCAAGATGTGAATGGTTAAACAGTTTCATTTACTTTGCAGATAAAGGCATTGTTGGAGAATCAGGTAGTGCTGGTAGAGGCGGCGATGGAAAAACTATTGTTGATCTTACAAACCAAGTAGGAACATTTAACGTTGCTGACACAGTAACACTAACATCAGAAGATGGCTCTACAGTACTTGCACAAGGAACTATTGAAGCAAAAGAAATAGTTGATGGTAGATTAAGATTAACATTTGATGGAAAAACAACTGGTTGGGTAACCAATCTTGATAGAGAATCAAAAACAATATCTCTTTCAGGTAACAGCCAATTAAGCACAGCACAAAAGAAATTTGGTACAGCAAGTTTATACCTAGATGGTACAGGAGATTATGCAAGTATTTCAAGTACTAGCGATTTTGGATTTGGTGATGGAAACTTTACAGTTGAAGGATTTTTTAGATTTGATGATGTAACAGGCACAAAATATCTTTTTGATATGAGAGATGATGCAAGTACAACTGCAATAGCAGTTTATGCCGACGGAGCAAATGTAAAAGTTTCTGTTGCAGGTAGTGATATTATTACAGGTACAGATACACTATTAGCAAATACATTTTATCATATTGCTGTTGCAAGATCAAATGACGGAACAAAATTATTCATTAACGGATCTCAAGACGGATCAACATATTCAGACTCAAACAACTATGGTACAGCAAGACCGTTGTACATTGGTGGAGAATACGATAACACAAACTTGTTTACAGGTTATATTGATGAAGTAAGAGTAACAAATGGTTTACCAAGATACCTAGGATCATATACAACACCTACAGCAGAGTTTGTTGGAGATCCTACAACAGTATTTTTAACACACTTTAACGGAACAAATGCAAGTACAACTGTTACAGAAGATGTTGAAGTTGCACTTGATATTGAAAGTTCAAGTGGTGGTACTGCAACAGGTATTGCATTTATTGATCTAAAACAGTTTGGTGCAGAATTAAGAGCAATTGGTTCAGCAAACGTTTATGGTAACCAAGGCGTTGTTGCAGACGGTGACGGTGTACTACTAAGACTTATTAATCATAACTTTGGATACATGGGTGTAGGTAAAGCACTTGAAAATGACGTATCAAAAGTTATACAAGCGAACGAAATTACACAAACTAACAACGGTAAAGTGCTGTTTAGTTCAATTGACCAAAGCGGTGACTTTAGGGTTGGTAATGCATTTACTGTTGATCAAGAAACAGGTAACGTAACATTTGAAGCACAGAGTTTTGATATTAGTTCATTAAGTGGACTTACATTTACAGATGGTGGAAGTACTACTATTGTAGATCCTAGTAGATTAGAAACTGGTAACATTAGAATCAGTGGTAATCAAATTATTACAACATCAGGAGATTTAACTCTTAATCCAGATGGTGGAAACAATGTTGTAATTGATGGTAACTTAGATATCACTGGCGGTTTTATTCAATTACGTGATACAGATAATGATACAAAAGTTACTGTTGAAAGTGCATTTGGTGCTGATGAAGATACAATTAATTTTCAAGTTGCTGGATCAACTATTGCTTATGTTGATGCAGACGGATTACAAACTACTTCATTTATATCAGACGAAGTTAAACTAATTAACAACTCTGTACAGACATTTAGAAACGATACTAATTTAGAAATTTTTGCCGATGGCGACGGTTACGTTGATTTTAACAGTGACGATGCTATTAAGTTACCAGCAGGTACAACTGCACAAAGACCAGCAACACCTGTAAATGGTATGTTTAGATATAATACAAGTTCAAATGTATTTGAATTGTATGCTAACGGTTTCTGGAATGCAGTCGGTGGTAGTGTTAGTGGTGTTGTTGACCAAGATTTAGACACATATATTACAGCAGAATTAACACAAGGTAACGATGACGACACATTTAGATTTTATAATGGTAGTGTACTAACTGCTGATTTAAGTCCTACAAGATTTAACACTGATAGAATACATGTAAATACTATCAGTACAGAAGGTACAGACGCTGATTTAACACTTACACCTAATGGTGCAGGTAAAGTGATTATTGGAGATCTAGAAATAGATCAGACAACAAATACGATAACTAATACTGCAAACAATGGTGCATTGAATGTTGCTATTACAGGCGAAGGATACGTTGATTTCAACGGTACTTACGGTATTAAATTTCCAAGCGGTGACACGAATGCTAGACCAGTAAGTGCAGTAGTTGGTTTAACAAGATACAACACTGAAGAAGAGCGTTTAGAAGTCTGGAATGGTAGTGTTTGGGCATCAGTAGTTGGACAACAGGGTGGTATTACTTTTGGCGAAGCAGAAGATTTATCATTCATTAATGCATTGATATTAGGATAAGAAAATGGCAAGTATTTTTAAAAATAGAATTATTAAAGACGTAGGAAGATTACCTATTGATGTGTTTACTGTTGCACAGAATAGAAAAGTTATTGTGTTAGGTATTTCGATGTCTAATATTAAGGACAGCACAGTACTTGGCAATGTTTTTATCAAAGACGAAACTAGTGTAACAGCAAATTATGTTAAAGATGTTCCTATTCCACCAAATGGAACACTAAGAGCAATGAATGGTGGTGAAAAATTAATACTAGACGAAGCACACACTTTACAGGTATCTTCAAGTTATCCTGACAGTGTAGATGCAATTATAAGTTATGTTGAACAAACGTAATAGGGGGACAAGATGAGTACATACGTAGGAAGCAGTATAGACCAAATTATTCAAGGCATGGGAACACGTTATTTCTATGGTTTAAGAAAACAAGATGACGGCTCGATCTATCTTGCAACGGTTGATCAACTTAACCCCAATGACCAAATTGAAATTAACGTTCCAGGTGATATTACACAGAACTATAATGATTTTGATATTGGACAGGACTTTTTTGAAGGTAGAGATGTAAACCATGAAAAGGTTTATGAAAATCTAAAATACGAACAGTACAGATGGGACTACCAAAAAATTAATTATTATATCAACGAGGATGGGAACTTAGTCGCAAGAGTAAACGAACCATACGATTACAGTTAAATACAGGTGAAGTAAAAAATGGCACAATTTAAACTAGATAGATTTACATACAAATACAGAAATAATTGGACTTCTGGTGTGGCTTATGCACTAGATGATATTGTAACTGTAAATGGTAATGTTTATTATTGTACACGAGCACACACATCTAACGAAGATTTTTACTTTGATTTCCTATATGATTTTACATATCCAGCACCATACAGTGCTTCAGATAATATTAACGCGGCTTTTGATTTTAGTGCTGTTGCAGGCGGAGAAAATACTACCGTTGACGGTACTGGAATACAATTCCAAATTTTAAGAAGCGGCGACAAATATTCAGTTACACTAACAGATGGTGGCAGAAACTATGTATCTAAAGAGTATTTTAAAGTTCCAGGTGATCAATTAGGTGGTGTTAGAGGAGTTAATGATGCAATAGTAACTGTTGCAACAGTTGATAATGTTACACAAAACAATCTAGTTGTTCCAGGAGTAGTACAAAGTTTAACAATATCAGGAACTGCATCAACAACTAAATGGGAATTGATGTCAGAAGGTTACAGTTGGAGAGGTTCTTGGCAACCTAGTACATCAGTAACTACAACAGATGAGAATGATAATGATGTAATCACAATTACACCGAATTTATATTATATCAACGATCTAGTTGAACGTGAAGGTAACATCTATAGATGTACGCAAGGACACCAAGCACTAGTTGATAACGATTTTGGCCTAAGTCAAAATCTACAATATTGGACACTACACGTTTTTGGAAGCCATTGGGAAGGCAACTGGACAGGATTAACTGCATATCAAGTAGGTGATATAGTAAGAGCCGGAGGCACTGTTTGGAGATGTACAACAGCACACACAAGTGGAACTAATGTTTCTGGTCTAGCAGGTGATCAAGGTAACTGGCAACAGATTACTACATCAGATGACTGGTTGAATGAATGGCAACCAACACAGAATTACAGACCAAATGATATTGTAAGATACGGCGGGTATCTATATCGTTGTAATTCGCAACATACTTCAACTAATGAATTTGAAAACGAACTAGACACTGAAGGCTGGTGGGATCTAGTTGTTCCTGGTATTGAATATAAAGGTACATGGACAGCACCAACTGCACACGCCGTTGACGGAGTAGCAAATACTACTAAGTGGAAACTAGGTGATCTAATTAGATACAGTCAAGAAGTTTATGTTTGTAGTCAAACACATACTGTAACAGGTACAGATGTAGAAACAGATGATCCTTTATTCAAAGATTATACTTCAAACTGGCAACTATATGTTGCTGGAATGGCTTATGAAGATCAATGGGACGAAACTGTAAACTATCAGCCGGGCGATATTGTTATGTACGGTGGTTACACATACTACTGTAAGACATTTAATTTTGCGGCAAACCCAAGCACAGAAATAAATGATTGGGAAATTTTAAGTGAATGGTATAACTTTAAAAATGACTGGAGTGATGTTGCAGTATATAAAGTAGGTGATGTTGTACGTAACAATGGTTATTTGTATTGGGCGGTTACAGACAATACAGGTGAAAAACCAGATAACGGTCAAGTCGATACTATTAAAGTTACTGTAGGTAATCCAGGTTCCGGTAATAGATATTATTGGGACGGAAATTTACATCCTGATCAAACATTTATTAGAGGTAACACCTATGTATTTGATCAGTCACACCCTTCAAACGATGGCCATCCAATTTATCCAGCAGACACAGAAAATGGATTCTTAAACACAGGCGATGGCGGTAATGAATTGTTTGTTGGTGTACAGACAACTTATATTTTAGATGATCAAATTATTGACACACTAGAAAATTACAACGCAGGATTTAATGCGGCAACTATTAGACAGACTCGTGTTAAGATTGAGCCAGATGCTCCTGCAACTTTTTACTTTGCATGTTATAATCATTTAGACATGAGCGGCAGTCAAGTTATTTCAGTAAGTGGAAGCACTTATTGGGATTTACTAATGCCTGGTATAAGTTTTAGAGGTCCATGGGACGACTTTAATGCAGATTCAAGCATTAACTTATATGAATTAGGTGATGTTGCTCTTTGGGCAGGAACTGCTTATCAGTGTATTAGAAGTCATAGATCAGATGCAATTGATAGCCGACCAGATGTAGATTCTAGAAAAGATATTCCTGTATATTGGAAAGTTTATGTACAAGGTATTAGAACAAACGTACTTGCAAGGCCAGGTGATATTAAATCATTTAGTGCAGATTCAAATATACGTGTTCCAATCGGCGACTTAGGTACTGTACTTAAAGGTTTACCTAAGACAAATGCAGACTCAAGTTTAGGACAAGCACCAACTTGGGATTTATTAGGAACAAGTACAAAAAATTATTATGTAAGTTTAAATGGTGTTGACGCACCAGACAAAGGAGCATCAAAAGAAAATCCTTTTAGAACTGTTAAGTATGCATTAGATTACATTCTTGCAGACGAAGCAACTAGAGCACCAGCAACTGTATTTGTTGCAACAGGTGAATACGAAGAACAGTTACCTTTAAAAGTACCAAGCAATGTTGCTGTGGTAGGTGACGAACTACGTTCAACAAGAATTAAACCAAGAGCCGGCGACGAAGGTAGAGATATGTTCCATGTACGCAACGGTTGTGGTATTAGAAATATGACACTATCAGGTCTAGTAGGAACATTAGGATCTCCAAATGAGTTCGGAACAAGACGACCAGTTGGTGGTGGACCAAGTTTTGTTAGTTTAGATCCTGGAACAGGACCAACTGACGAAACAGTTTGGGTAACGAACAAATCAACATACGTACAAAACGTATCTACATTTGGTACAGCCTGTGTAGGTATGAAAGTCGACGGTGGATTACATAACGGCGGTAACAGATCTATTGTTGCAAACGACTTTACACAGGTTATAAGTGGTGGTATTGGCATGTGGATTGCTAACGGTGGCTTATCTGAACTTGTATCAGTGTTTACATACTATTGTCATATTGGTTATTTGAGTGAATCAGGTGGTAAAATACGTGCAACAAACGGTAACAACTCTTATGGTGACTTTGGTAGTGTTGCAGAAGGTTACGATTTATTAGAAACCCCAATTACAGCAAATGTAAACAACAGAGACAACGAAGCATCAATAGCAAATGTATTAACTGATCTAGATGAGCAAATTTATTTCTTTGGTTATTCACACGCTGGTCAAAGTTACACACAAGCAGATGTTGATGCATTTTCAGGAACAGGTTCTAATCTAGAAGCAGAATTTAAAGAATTTAGAAACAAAGCACTATCACAAGTTCGTGTGCTTGATCCAGGTGATTCAACAACTCCTGGAGGTAGTGGATTTAGTATTACTACAGGCCAAGCACAAGGTGGAACTGCTTCCGGAACAATTATTTTAAGTGCAACAGATACTGTAGAAGATAGTAGCGGTGTATATGATGGCAAACGTATCTTTATTACACAGGGTAGAGGTAAAGGTCAATATGGCTATATTCAATCATATGATCCTTCTACGAAAATTGCATACGTACTAAGAGAAAGTGACGGACTACCTGGTTGGGATCATTGGATTCCAGGTACACCAATTGAAGCAAATCTAGGTGATACAGCATTTTATCAAATTGAACCAAGGGTCGAATTTAACAAGCCACCTTTTGCAACACAATCAATTAACGTTAACACACCATTAGATTATAGTAGTGTTGTGTATGGCGGTGGAAGATATGTTGCTGTTGCACAAAGTAGTTTTGGATCACCAGGCACAGCACAATTTATTTACAGTACAGATGGAACTTCGTGGAGTTCAGGAAACATTGATGGACAAAATTTACCACAAAATTCGGGAACATGGTCATGGCAAGACATTGACTACGGTGGAGGTAAATTTGTTGCTGTTGCTAGAGAAGGTATTGTTGCAGTATCCAGCGATGGTGAAAACTGGACTTGTTATGAAGTAACAAATGATAGTTCTACAGTTACAACAAGACACGTTGCATACGGTGACAATCCAACTATTGAACAAACATTTAAAGTTACAGTTTCTGTACCAGGCGATAATCCGGTTTACCACTTTGATAGTGCAGTAAATACTGCTCCAGATATTGCTGTTGTTGAAGGTAACACATATACTTTCCAACAAAATGACACATCAAACTCAGGATGTCCGATCTATTTTAGTACAACACCTGAAGGTATAAACGGTGGCGGTAGTGAATTTACAGAAGGTGTAAAATATTTCTTAAACAATGTTCAAGTTTCAGACTTACAAGCCTATGCCGCTGGATTTAATGCGGCTAATACTAGAAAAGTTGTGTGGACAATACCAACTTCATTAGTAGGAACAAATTTATATTATGTAAACTACAACAGCACAGGTTCGGGCGTACAAACAGATAGTTCGTATGCTGTTGTTAGAGTTGATGGACGTAGTGAATGGCTAGTTACAGCAGATGGTTCTCCAGAATATTTCCAAAGTTTAGATGGAGGTAGTACATGGACACTAGGTAATTTACCTTCTTATCAATCATATGACGGTGGTGTTAAAGCAATGGCATATGGTGCTGGTAAATTTGTTGCAGTATCGGGAGACTGGGATTCAAGTAAACAGAGAATTTATACTAAAACTCCTGGTAACACTGAGTGGGTAGAAAATTTTGAACAAACCACAAACATGTCTAATATGACTAGTTTAGAATTTGGCAATAATATTTTTATTGGTACTGTTGCAGGAAGTGACAGTGTATGGATTAATCCTAACGGTGGCGACGGAGTATTTTATGAACAGACTAGTGTATTACCTACAACAGGTAATTGGACAGTAGGTTATGGTCAGGGTGTTTACGTAGCATTTAAACCAGGTACTGACGAATTTGCAATAAGTGAAAACGGTATACTATGGGAAGCAAAAACATTACCAACAAGTGCTAACTGGACAACAATTGGTATTGGTACTCCAAATAATTCTTGTAAATTTGTATTACTAGGTAGTGGTAATCCTTTACAAGGTAGTGGTGAAGTAAATGCTGTTGTGGTTCAAGCAGGACGTAGACCATTTGCAAGAATGTTTGTAAGAAATACAAGAGCAAGTGAATTTTGGATTTATGATCCGGGTTCAGGATACGAACAAGATCTTGCAAACACTGTAAACAATGCTGTAATTACATTTGGTAGAAACACTAACGATGATGCAGATGTTTATACAATTGACGGTGTAGAAAATCCTGAACTTACTTTAACCGAAGGTAGAAAATATGTTTATGATCTAAGCGACACATCATTAACAAACTATGGTGGTGCAGTTGTAGAAGGTGAAGTGGAAGACAATCCACATCCGTTCTTGTTCTACAGCGATGCGGCAAAAACAACAGTGTATGAAGATAATGTTGTTTATAGATTAGGAACAACCATAGTTTCGAGAGAAAGATATCTTGCAGACTTTGCGGACACTCTAACACGTTCAATTGAAATTGAAGTTCAGTATGATGCTCCAAGCACATTGTACTATGGAAGTTCTGAAGATGCTGGAGTACAAACAATTACTATCGAAGAAACAGACGATCTAAGTATGACAGTGAGTGATCCATTAGCAACAGCAGATCCTTATGTAAAACTAAGACTTGCTAACGGTGTTTTACCTCAGCCATCATTTAGAAATAGAGGTACTAAATTTAGAAGTGCAACAGCAAGTGTTACAGGTGACGGATTTGCTGATTCTTTCCAAATTGGTAACAAAATTAAAGTAACAGATTTAACTAGAGAACCTGGACCAGGTGCTAACTTACAGGTTACAGGAATTGATGGTGTAATTTATCTAGTAACTAAAGTGACAAATATTAGTGGAACAGAACCAAATCTTTCTGCAACAATACAGATTAGTCCAACAATGGGAGTTGATGAATCACCAACACATGATACTTCAATTACTATTCGTGAATCATACAGTCAGGTACGTTTAACATTCCATGACTTCCTAGACATTGGTACTGGTAATAAAAATTCAACACGTTATCCTTTAAGATACCTAGAAGGTTACACTGATGCTGATGCTGATACTATAAAACAAAATCAAGAAACAGACTTCAGTGATGGTGGTAGAGTGTTCTACTCAAGTACAGACCAAGATGGTAACTTTAGGGTAGGTGAACTATTTGAAGTTGAACAGGCATCGGGTATTATTACTATTAATGCTGATCAGTTTGACTTATCAGGACTAACAGAATTATCATTAGGTGGTGTGACACTTGGTGGGACAGGTGCTGTTATTAGAGAATTTAGTATTGACCCACTGTTTACTGCAAACAGTGACAGCATTGTTCCAACACAAAAAGCAGTAGCGGCATACGTTAAATCACGTATTACAGGTGGTGGTTCTAGTGTTAATGTTAACAAAGTAACTGCTGGTGTTATTACATCAGGTGATAGCGGACAGGGACTTGAAACAACTGACGGTAGTACAATACAAATGAAAGCAAAAGTATCATTTGAAGGCGGAGTAGGCGGAGATATGGCGGCTAGAGCATTCTTTGCATTTGGCACAGATGTTGCTATATCAGACGATTTTGGAGGTACTGACGAAGGTGGAGGAGATTATCAAGATGGTTATGGTGCATAATATAATAAATAACTACAATATCGGAGCAAAACATGGCTGAATTTCTATTAGGAAGAATTAAATTTGTCTGGAAAGGCAACTGGACTACTGGTACTGCATACGTTAAAGATGACGTTGTAAGGTATGGTGGTAAAGTATACATTTGTATTGCGGCACACACTGCGGATGCAGATTTTTATACTGACCTAGAAAATCAAACACCAAGATGGAACATCTTTTCAGACGGCTCTGAATGGAAAGGTGACTGGGCAATCAACACTGTTTACAAAGCAGGCGATGTTGTCAAATACGGTGGTTACTTATATATTGCAAACAACGGCCATACTTCAGCAGATACAATCACAAAAGGTCTAGAATTTAACCAAGGTGATTGGGACACATACTCAGAATTTTTTGATTATAAAGGTGACTGGGAAGTTAGCACACGTTACAAAATAAACGATATTGTAAAATACGGTGGTACTGTTTACGTTTGTACTGACGATCATACATCAGCATCAACTGTTACAGGTGACGAAGATGGATTAGAATCAGATAACGACGGTAAAGCACTTACACTTGATTCAATTTCAAATGCAGATGCTAGTCGTTCACAAGGAACCTATAATAATATTGTTCCTACAGGTGGTACTGGTACAGGATTAATTGTAAATGTTGTTGTTGACAACATTGGCGGCCTTGCTATATCGATTACAAATAATGGTAGTGGTTATAGAGTAGGTGATACTTTAAGTATTCCAGATGCAAGCCTAGGTGGCGGTGGAGCGGCAGACGTAAGTTTTGCTATTGCTTCTGTTGCAGATAGATGGAATATTTTTAGTGAAGGGTTTGATTGGAAAAATAACTGGCAAGTAAGCACAAGATATAGATTAAATGACTTAGTAAAATACGGCGGCCAAATTTATGTTTGTATTCAAGGACATAAATCCTCTGTTGACTTAGCAGGCGGATTAGAAGAAGATCAAGCAAAATGGCAACACTTTCATAAAGGTATTGAATATAGACAGACTTGGCAAACAGGCACAAGATATAGAGTAAATGATATTGTAAAATACGGTGCAAATATTTGGATTTGTACAGGCGCTCACACAGCGACAAATAGTTTTGCAACAGATGAATCAAACTGGTCGATGTTTGTGCCAGGATTAGAATACGAAGATAATTGGAATAACGGAACAGTATACCAACCAGGTGACATTGTAACTTACGGTGGCTATTCTTATATAGCATTAACCAATCACAGTGGTCGCCCACCATACGCAAACGCATCAGATTGGAAACTGTACTTAAAAGGATATAACTTTAGAGGCGACTATGGTGATGATTCTACTTTACAAGATTATCTAGTAGGTGATGTTGTTAGATTAGGTGGATACACTTATATGTGTATTCAAGATCATCAAGGTGTTGCAAAAAATCCTGCAAGTGAAACTGATTTTTGGACAAGACTAAATGAAGGTTTTGCATGGAAAGGTGACTGGACGAACATTACAGATTATGTACTAGGTGATGTTGTATACTATGGTGTAAACTCATACGTAGTAATTCAAGCACACCAATCGAACCAAGCAATTGGTCAAAAGCGTCCTGACTTAGATGTTTCAGGTACCTACTACAAATTGTTAGCAGGTGGTGCTGAAGGTAGTAACTTAACAACAGACGGTGACATATTAATTTACAATGGTGCAGGTCCTGCACGTTTACCAATTGGTGAAGAAGGACAAATACTAACAGTTGACACAACTGGGTTACCAGCATGGAAATACTGGGGCAGAACAGACCACGTTTATTATGTTGGTCCTGATGGTGTTGACGGAACGTATCCGGGTTATGGTTCAACACTAGACAGACCTTTTAAATCTGTAAGGTATGCTTGTGACGCAATTGAAAAAGGTGTACTAAGACCTAACGCAACAAACTTATTAAAAGAAAATAGACAGTTTATTCAACGTGAAGCAGTTGAATGGGTTGACTATCAAATAGCAAATACTATTGCTCCATTTACTGGATCATTCAGTTACGATAAAGACAAGTGTTACCGTGATGTAGGTATTATGGTTGACGCTATCATCTGGGATTTATCACATGGTGGAAATACAGAATCAAGAAAAGCGGCGTTTGCTTACTTCACAAAGGCAGGCGGAAGTTATGTAGCAGGACAAGAAGATGAAACTGTTGCGGCACTTAACTATGCTAAAACTGTAATTGATGCAGTTATCAGTAATTTAGATCCTGCAACAAATTATCAAACCGAAAACAGTTATACACCTGCTGTTGTACAAAGAAAAGACAGCAAAGTTGAAGAAGCAGAAGCACAAGGTATTATTGATAGTCTAGTTGCAATAGTAACAGATGCTATTACAGCAGGAGTAGATACTAGTATTCCTGCAGAAGAACAAGTACAAAAAACAGTATTTGTTAAAACAGGTGAATATAAAGAAGTACTTCCAATTAGAGTACCGGCTAACACTGCTGTTGTTGGTGACGAATTACGTTCAACAAGAATTAAACCAAGCACAGCAGATGATTACACTCAACGATCAGATGTAGAATATAGTATAGCAGGTATTACAAGGGTAAAAGATCTATTAAGTGATATTGTTACAGGTAGTGCTGTTACAAAAACTGGTACAAACACACAATCACAAGTACAAGCATTACCTTATGGTTCAGCAACTGAAGGTACTGCGGCTGTATCAAAACTACAACATGTTATTGATTATATTAATTACTATGCAGGCAATGACACACAAGACTCTACAGCACCTACAATGACAACAGGGCAAACAACTGCAAGTATTATTAGTGCAACTCAAGCAAATCCAGTTGTAATTGAAACAAGTACAGCACATGGACTATATGATAGAGCATTAGTAAACATTAAAAATATTAACGGTATGATCGAACTTAACGATCGCATGTATTATGTTGATGTATTAACAACTACCACTTTTGCACTTTACGAAGATTATAAAATGACAGTAGGTGTAAATGGAACAGGATACGAAGCGTACACAAGCGGTGGTACTGCATATTGGAACGGTAACGTAAGAAGTTCAGATCAGAATGTACACAATGCGGCTAGACAGTTGTTGTTAAACAAAGAATTTTTAGCAGAGGAAGCAACTGCTTATATTACAGCAACATATCCTAGTTACACTTACAGTGTAGCAAGTTGTAAAGACGATGTAAGAGATTATATCGATGCTGTAATTTATGATTTAGTTTACGGTGGAACTTATGCTTCGCACTTTGCGGCAAGATTTTATTCAAATGCTGTTGAAGGTTCACTTACAGAAGATATGTTCTACTTGAGAAACGGTTGTGGTTTACGTAACTGTTCACTAAATGGATTGACAGGTACACTTACTGCGGCAAATGCTTATGGTACAAAACGTCCAACAGCAGGCGCATTTACATCACTAGATCCGGGTTGGGGTCCAGCAGATGATAGAACATGGATTATTAATAAATCACCTTACATTCAAAACGTATCAAATTTTGGTACTGCGGCAGTAGGTTGTAAAATTGATGGTGCATTACACGATAGCGGTAATGACTCGATAGTATCTAACGACTTTACACAAATTATTTCCGATGGTATTGGTGTATGGTGTACTAACTTAGGTAGAACAGAACTTGTTTCGGTGTTCTCATACTACGGACACATTGGATACCTAGCAGAAAATGGTGGTAAGATTCGTGCTACAAACGGTAACTCATCTTATGGTACATTTGGTTGTGTTGCAGAAGGTGTTGACGCAACTGAAACAGTTATTGATGGTACAGTTAACAACAGATATTCAGAAGCATTAATTGGAGAAGTGCTAACAGACCAAGAAGAAGTATTGGTTATGTTCTTTGACAATGCTGGTATTAATTACGAAAATGCTACTTATACAGTAGCAGGTGACGGTGCTGGCGTAAGTGTGCTTGGTGACGAATTTAGAGATCAAGCATTATTTGACGTAAGAATGCTCAACACTGACCAAGATGCAGACGGCGAAGGAGACTTTGGTGGTGCTGATTATGGTTTTGCAAATAACACTGCACAATTTGGCGACACTACAAGCATTAGATTATCAAACACAGATACTGCAAATACAGGTGACTACGATGGTATGAGAATTATCATTACAAGTGGTTTAGGTGTTGGACAATATGGATACATTGGTACTTACAATGCAGGTAACAAAGATGCAACTGTATACAGAGAATCTGATGATCAACCAGGATGGGATCATTTTATTCCAGGTACTCCTATTTCAGAAATAATGGACGGAACAACAAAATACATTGTTGAGCCTAGAGTTACTATTAGTGAACCACCATTCTCAAGCACAGAACAAAGTTATGGTGTAAGTTTACAAAGTAAACGAAACAACATTGCATATGGTAATGATAGATTTATAATTGCAGGCTACAATACAAATCAAACAGTTTATTCACAAAACGGAACATCTTGGCAAAGTGGTGGTGCATTACCTGCTGTAGGTACATGGACAGGTTTAAGTTATGGTGCTGGAGAAGATAGCACAATGACTTGGGTTGTTCTTAAAGAAGGTTCAACTGATGCGGCATATTCAACAGATGACGGTGCTACTTGGACAAGTTCAACATTGCCTGCAACTGCTACATGGTCAGCAAGTTTGTATGCTAAGGACACTTATGTTGCTGTTGCTTCAGGTGGAACACAAGCGGCTTACAGTGCAGATGGTGTTACTTGGCTATCTACAACACTACCAAGTTCACAAAACTGGAAGAAAATTATTTTTGGTAGAAACGAGTTTGTTGCAATTGGTGATGGACAAGCATTTGCACAATCACTAGATGGTATTACATGGAATTCAAAAGCATTTCCAGCATTTACTGATACTAATACTAAAGTAAAAGACATTGCATACGGTAACGGACGTTACTTAATGATCGGTGATAAAGGAACACAAGGTTTCTACAGTTTAGATGGTACTAACTGGGTAGAAACAGTAATTGATACTACTGCTGATAGTTCAATAGGCGGCGGCGACGGATTATTAGAATACGGACAAGGTGTATTCCTTTGGTTCTCTAGCAGAAACGGTCAAATTAAAAATGTTGATACAATTGGTGTCGCAGATGCTTTAAGATCAGAAGGTACATATGAAATTGCAGATACAGATTACACAACAAGTGGTTCAGGCCAAGGTGCAACATTTACTGTGGTAGTTGATGGCACAGGTGCCGCAACAGTTACAGTAAAAACTGAAGGTCAACTGTTTATCGATGATGAAGTAATTACTATTGCAGACACTGATTTAGGTGGTGGCGGTGCCGCAGACTTAACATTCCAAGTTGACGGTGTTAGAGATACTTCACAATCATCACTTACAAAAGATGGAATTTACTGGAAGGGTAAAACAAACGGTAAAACAAACGGTAACTATTCTGCACTAGCATTTGGTAACCCAGGACGTAGACCAACATGGTTTGCATTACAAAGTGGTTCAGGAAATGGTGCATTAACAAGAGGTGGTGCTCAAGCATTTGTAAGAGCAAGAGTAGCAACTGGTAAAATTCCAGGAATGAGAATTTTTGAGCCAGGATCAGGTTACAGTTCACCACCAAATATTACAATTACTGACCCTTCAAATACTATCGAAGCACCAGTACAATTAAGAATTGGTGACGGAGCATTAGGTAATCCTACAATTATTAATAGAGGTAGTGCATACGAAACTGCAAGTGCTACTGTGGCAGGTGATGGTACTATTGACAAGTATCAAAATGGTTCAAATATTTTCGTAGAGAATTTGAGTGAATCACCTAAAGCAGGTTCTAACGTAACATTTAGCAACTTACCGGGAGAATATTTTAAACTGGTTGTTGTTAGAGAATTACAAGGGCCAAATGCACAAGGCAAATACAGTGCAAAACTTCAAGTATCTCCAGATATTCCTGTAGATACAGCACCTCCACATGCTGATTCTGTGGAAATGCGTATTAGATATTCTCAAGTACGTCTAACTGGTCATGACTTCCTAGACATTGGTACAGGTAATTTTGCTGATACTAACTATCCAGGAATTCCAGTAAGAAATCCAATACCAGCAAGTGAAACAGTTGTTGGTGGAGGCGGTAGGGTGTTCTTTACATCCACTGACCAAGATGGTAACTTTAGAGTGGGTGACTTGTTCAGTGTTGAACAGTCAACAGGTGTTGCAACACTAGATGCTGATGCATTTAACGTTGCTGGACTAAACGAACTTTCATTGGGTTCAGTTGAACTAGGTGGAACAGGTGCAGTTATTACTGAATTCAGTACTGACGGTACTTTTGCGGCAGATTCGGACAATATTGTGCCAACACAAAAAGCAATTAGAACATTTATTAATGCTCAAATTGGTGGTGGTAACTCCGAATTGAACGTAAATATCTTGACAGCAGGTGTTATTGAAATCAAAGAAGATCAAATTGATACTACAACTGGTGTTGAGATTAAAGTCAAAGCCAAAATGAACTTTACAGGCGGCATTGACGGTGATGCAGTAGCATTACAAAGATTTTTATTAAGTTAACAAAGGAGAAGTAAACAATGGCGACAGGAAGATTAGGTGCAAGTGATGTTACAGCGGGTGCAAATACCGTAGTATACACAGTTCCTGCCAGCACATACGCTGTTGTCACTGTATCTTTTTGTAATAGATCCAACACTGCCGCATCTTTAAGACTTGCGGTTGCATCGGCTGATACACCAACCAATGCTGAGTATGTGGAATATGACACAGAGATCATGGCAAAAGGGGTTCTAGAAAGAACAGGGTTAGTGCTAGATGCAGGCAAAAGAATAGTTGCTTATTCATCATCGGATGCGACATCCGTTGTTGTAATGGGCATCGAAACAGCGGCGTAATGGCTAAATACAATTAGAAAAAGGATATAACAATGGGAAGATATATTACTACAACTGGTACAAGTGGCGCAGTAATTACTGAACAAAGTTCCGCTTATAATGCTAGAGTCAATGATAGAGTTTTAGCAGATTCAAGTGGTGCCGCGTTCACAATTACTTTGCCAGCAAACGCTAGTCTAGTTAAAGGTGACACAATCCAGATCGTAGATGTTACAGGATCTTTTGGAACAAACAATGTTACACTTGCAAGAAATGGTTCAAAAATTCAGAATTTAACTGAAGATTTAACTTTGAACATTAACAATGCTGTTGTAACAATTTTGTATTCAGGTCCAACATACGGATGGGTACTATTAAGTAGTTAATAAGTGTTGCAATTAATTTAGATAGGGGATATAAATGGCAAATTTAAAAAGTTTATTAGATAGAGCATTATCCGAGGATTTTGATCCAGATAATCCTTCAATGCCAAAGTACAAATATGATGATTGTACTGTTGCATTTGCCACTACTTGTGGTATTGATCACCGTAGAGACGAATGTAAGCATGAGTTTTGCTGGACCCCTGAACCAGACATCAATTTTTTAAGAATTGAAATGTGGGGCGGCGGAGGCGGCGGTGCCGGCGTATGCTGTTGTATGTGGGGATTCGGTGCTGGTGCTGGTGCGTATGCTAGATTAGATTGTATCAACGTAAGAAGTTGTAAAACAGAATATAGAATTTGTATTGCTCCTCCTGCATGTTGTTCACCTAACAGAGATTGCGGATACAGAGGATGTAAAACTTACATTAATAATGGTTACCTAAGAAAATCAGACGGAACTACATGTGCTGGAAACTTCTGTGCTGAAGGCGGTCAACCAGGCGATTCTAAATGTTTCATGTTTGAATGTCTAGACAGTCAGTGTGGACAAGGTACAAACGGGTGTGGTACATTTATGGATCCACGTTATGATAATTGTTGTGCTTGTTACTTTGACGCTGATTTTGGCTTCCCAGGAAAATTAGGCGGTATTCAAACACATAGAAAAGACAACAACTCATGTTGGTATAAGCACTTAAACATTCTACCAGGTATGCTTGATGAGTGCGGATACAGATACGACTTTATAAGATTTTGTGCATATAATCACCATGGTTCATTTGCAGGTTGTGCAACTGGACGTGGATTGATGGGTGCAGGTGATGATCACCATGCGGCGCCAGGTAAAGGTGGATCATCGGGTTCAGCACTTGGTGGAAACTGCTACTGTGGTGGCCCAGGCGGACCTGGTTTTGTAAGGATTAACTTAACTTAGGAAGGAATGAAATGGCAAATTTAAGATCACTTATTGGTTCAGTTAGCGTAACAGACCTACAGCCTATTACTAAAAACTGTACTATGACATTCAGACCTTTCTGTACTTGTTATTGTAACAGTTCATACGGCGACAACTGTATGTTATACTGGTGTGTACCAAACGGTGTTAACTGTATGAAGGTAGAAGTATGGGGCGGCGGTGGCTCTGGCGGTGGCGCATGTGGATGTTCAGCAGGACCTCCAGGTGGTTCAGGTGCTTGGGCAGTAAAATGTTTAACAGCGGCGGACGGTGACTTTTCCGTAGGTGACTGTTATGATTTATATCCAGGACCTTCAACTTGTTGTGCCCAATGCTGTTGTGGTATTTTGGGTTGTAAAGGTTATGTTACAGGTAATGGATTAACGAATTTTTGTGCAGACGGTGGTAATGCAGGGCAGGCTTGCTGTTTTGTTCACTGGGGTGCATTTAATTGTTTAGGTAATAACTGTGGATACTACTACACAGACAGAATGTGTTGTTTGTGTTGTAGATGTCATTATGGTTCAGACATAGGGTCTCCAGGAAGACCTAGTGCTACATGGGCACAATGTACTTGTGGATCATGTTGGTGGAAAATTTTATATCACTATCCAGGCGGATTAAACAACTTAACAGGTGGATTTACAAGCACACAGAACAATGGTAATGCTTGTAACCAAGAATGGGCAAGATGTAATCCGGTTATTGGACAGTGGACAACAGGAAGAACCACTGGTTGGACACCTGGCATGGGTGGACCGACTGCTACATCATGCGGTGACGGATGCTGTTATGGCTTCCCTGGTACTGCTGGTATGGTAAGAATAACTTATAACGATTGTACAACGTAAGGGGTAAATATTAACATGGCAACACTGAGTTCATATGTAAGCGAATTAAAATTAAACCCAGGGCAGTCAGTAACTGACTTACCGTCGGGTTGTACATTTATCTATAAAAGACACTGTTTTAACGGCGATAATGCACACGGCAACTACCAATTTGACTGTTGTTTTGCATTTATTGTTCCTGCAGATGCAGTAAGAGCGACGTTTGAAACCTTCGGAGGCGGAGGTGGAGGCGGTGTATCTTGCTGTTGTATGAATGGTGCACCTGGTGGATCGGGCGGTTATGCACGTAAAACTATTCCTGTATCACAGGGTTGGTGTTATGATTTATGTTTAGGACAGCAGAGTTGTTGTCACAACGGAAGAAACGGATTTAGAGGTTGCAGATCTAGAATCAGCGGTTGTAATGTTAATATGTGCGGTGCAGGTGGTAAAGAAGGTTGTTCTTTCTGTTTCCCAGGTTGCGGATGTTATGTAACAGGTTATTGTTGTTGTCGTGCGTGGAACTGTAACTGTTGTATTAACAACAACACAGCAGAAGCAAGTGGCGGTGACTTTATGGTATGCGGTGTAAGAGGTTGGATGCAACATAGAGCCTGCGGAGGACACTGTTGTCACAAAATTCACTTCCCTTATCCAGGGGGATTATTTAACAAGTGCGGTGGTACAGTAGGTGTACAAGGCGGAGACAGAGGCTTTAGTACATTTGTTAACTGTGCGGCGGCTGACTATACAGGTTTTGCTAGACTGCATTCACAGTATGTTCCAGGACAGGGTGGTGCAACTTATGTAAGATGGTCAGGTGGTTGTCACTGTGGTTCATATGGAACGCCAGGAATGGTTAGAATTACATGGTATACACAATAATTAAAAATATAGGATAAAAAATGGCAGTTAGAGAAATAGAATTTACATTTGAATACGACATTCCAGACAAATATTTGTATCTTACAAATGATCTTGGGTTGACTACTACTTTTACCTATAGAGGTCCATCAAAAATTTGGATTGTTGTAGATAGAGAAACAAGAAAAATTCTACCAGCGTACGGTTGGGTAGCAGATGATGGTGACCCAAACACACAAGAACAACAAGAATTACAAGCAGGTCAAGACTGCTATGCTGTACTAGTTGATGCAAAAACAGATCCTGTTATTGCAAGTGCGTTTGCTATGAATATTGATCAAGCAGATTATCCGCAGGTAGAGTTTACTAGAGAGCAACAAGATCCAAGTGATACAACTGTTTATTATTCAAGAGCGGCTAATCCTACTCCAGATCATACTTATGAAATTGCTGAGATTCAGTATAATCCTGACACTAAACAATTTGATAAACCATATCCATGGAAAGAACCACATATGACATGGGATGAATTATGGGAAGGTAGAGATAGTGTTATTGCTAATGCTCAAACCAGTATTGATGATCTAAGAGCAGACAACGAAGACGGAGAGTTTAATGATCTTATTGCAGATCTAGAAGATTTTGTTGACGAGTTAAATGCACTAGAATCTAAGTTCCCAAGAACACATTGGGATCCATGGATGGTTCCATTCCCAGATGATCCAAGAGTTGACACAACAGAAAACAGCGTTGTACCTGAGGAGGACAGATAATGAGTGAATTACCTAGATGGCTACCACATGTTGAAATTGAATTTGAATATGATGTACCTGATAAATTCTGTCACCAAACAAACGACTTAGGCAAAACAGGAAAGTTTACATATAAAGGTCCTGAAAAAATTTATGTATTTGTTAACAAAGAAACAAAATTACTAGAAGTAGGTATGGACGCTATTGCTGTTGATCCTGAAGATCCAGATCAAGAAGCACAAGTTAAAATGAAAGCAGGCCTAGGACACGAAGCAATAGTTGTAGATCCAGCAAAAGAACCATTACTTGCTACACTTGCATGGATGGATACAGAAGAAGAACAAAATTATCCTTGTAAAACTTGGAAACTTGAAGGCGATGATACTGTATACTTTTGGAAATCAGAGCCATTGATTCCAAACGAAGCATACGCACAAGACGAAATTCAATACGACTTTGATAAAAAAGAATGGGTTAAACCTTTTCCTTGGGAAAAGCCAACTATGGATGAAGCACTGTTTACAGAAACACGTGATAACTTAGTTTGGCATTGTGAACAAGAATTAATAAACGACCCAACACTATCTGATCCTGCAAACGCAGAACACAGACAAAAAGTAGTTGACCATATTGCAGAACTTAAAAATCTACGCAATAAGTTTCCTGCTCCAGAATGGGATCCGTGGATGATTAAATTCCCAGATAATCCTAGAGGTGATATTTTGGACGGTAATCCTTTTGAGCGTGACGAAGCAAACGATCCAGTACGCAAGTTCGATTAACACAACCACATTCTAAACCAGTCAAAAAACTACCCGGTAAATATTCTTACATAAAGAAATACAATTTACAAGGGGCTTAAATGACTACTAGATCAACAGCATTTTTTATTAACGGCGGCGCTGGTCGCGTTATTGCCAGTATTCCTGCACTAGAACTGTTTAGGAAACAAAATCCAGACGATGATTTTATTATCGTTTGCGAAGGTGGTACAGAATTTTACAAAGGACATCCAGACTTAGACAAACGTGCATACGATTTGTGGCACAAACATCTATTCAACGACAAGATTAAGGATAGAAATTGTGTAAGTCCAGAACCATATAGAAATTGGTTTTACTACAATCAAAAAGCAAGTTTAGCACAAGCATTTGACTTAGAAATTAACAAAGAAGTTACAGAACCAAGAGACTTACATTTACCTACTATTAAGTTGAATAGAGAAGAAGTACTTAATGGTGAAATTACACTTAACGAAGTAAGACAAATTACTGGAAAAGAAAAGGTAATAGTAATTCAACCTTTTGGTAGAGGTGTAAGTTATAGAGATGGTGTGTTTAATGATAGCACATCAAGAAGTATTGAATACGAAGATCTAGTAAATTTAATTAAGAAATTACAGAAGAAAAATCACGCTGTAATGGTTATGGCCGAAATGCCCATTGACTTTAGTGTCGCGAATATTGAAGTCCCTGTTCCAATTCCGCAAGGAATTACTCTAAGACAATGGGCAGGTCTAATCAAGGGTTGTGATTATTTCATTGGCTGTGATAGTGTAGGACAACATATTGCTTATGCATTAGGTACTCCTGCAACTGTGATTACAGGTAGTACATATCCTATTAACACAACACATATCAATCATAAAAAGTTTGATATTATTGATCTAGGTGAAAAACATAGAGAATATGCTCCTATCAGAATTACTCCGGACGAAGTTTGTGATAGAATGAATGATGGTGTAATGAAAATGAGAGAGATTGATGTTGAGTCGGTTGTAAAAAGTGTACAAAACGGATTGAAAAAATATCCACAACCTAATACTGAAATTAAAATGAAAGCACAGTTGCAAGGTGAAGGTCAACAACAGCAAGGTGAAGTTTGTCCAGTACACGGTGTAGTCCACGAACATGGACAAAAGCATCAACACCAAGCACCTGCACAGGCACCACAAATGCCTTTTGCACCGCAAATGGCACAAACTGCAATGAGTTCACAGTTTGGAGTTGTTCCGCCAGTATTTAAACCCGAAGGATCCAAGGAGAAATAATGAGTAAGAAACCAGTATGGATTGCAGGTATTGCCAGAGGTCATAATTCTGGTGTATGCTTGTTAAAAGATGGCGAAGTTGTTTTTTCTGTTGAAGAAGAAAGACTATCAAGACAAAAATACGATGGAGGTCCTTTTGCCTCTATGGTTAAAATTTTAGAATACACAGATAAAATTGATTATCTTGTAGTAGCACATACGCAAAGTTTGAAAGAAACAGCACCTAAAGTTGATTACACAGGTGACGATGTTTATACAGGACTTGCACGTAAACTAGGATTAATCAATAGAAAAGATAATCCGTACGAACACAGTCAAGTAATTGACATGAGTTTTGTACATCATAAACTACATGCCGCACTTGCATTTTATCGTTCTGGGTTTGAAAAAGCAACAGCAGTAGTTGTTGATGGTGCAGGAACTTTTATTCCGTTAAACTTTAACGGTGAAATGATTATGGGTTGGGAAACTGAAACAATTTTCAGTTGTGATTACCCAGGAAACTTCAAAACACTATGGAAACATATTGGTGTACAACAACCAAGTGTTCATCTAGTAAATCCTAATTTTGATAGTTCAATGTACAATGAAGATGGCACCCATACTTGTGTTATTACAGATGGCGCAGGTATTACTAAAGTCTATGAAGCAGTAACAGAATACTGTGGCTTTAGTAGCATTGAAGCAGGAAAAACTATGGGACTATTTCCATATGGTAAAGAAAATGATAAAATTCCACCATTGTTTAGTAATGAAGGTAAACACCCAACTACTAATAGACAGTTAATTATTCCTAACTATCCAAATGGTGCAATGGTAAACAGATTAGCATATGATTTCTTAGAAGAAGATGTTGATACACAAAAACTACAACAGAAACAAGCGGATAGAACACAGTTAACTAACCGTAGAGATCTTGCTTATGCTTGTCAAACACAAACACAGGAACAAGTTGCAAACTTGATTAGACGTGCAGTCGAAATGACAGGAGAGAAAAACATTGTTGTTTCAGGAGGATATGCACTAAACTGTGTTGCTAACTATCATTATCTTGAAGCACTAAAAGGTGAAGGTATTAATCTTTATGTTGAACCTGTTTCTAATGATGCTGGTACTGCAATGGGTGCGGCTATGTTTATTCATAGAAGTATTACACAAGATAATACTGTTGCTCCTATTCAACATAAGTTATATCTTGGCCCAACATACAACTACAAAGTAGATGATGTAGAAAAACTTGCAGAAGAATACGAAGCAGAAATTAAAGATACAACTTATCAAGATGTAGTAGACTTAATTGACAATAAAAATATTGTTGCTATGTGGCAAGGACAAAGTGAAAACGGTCCTAGAGCACTTGGTAACAGAAGTATTCTTTATGATCCAAGAGATCCCGAAGGAAAAGATCACGTTAACACTGTAAAACATAGGGAATATTTCCGTCCATTTGCAGGTACAATTCTTGAAGAAGATGCTCATGAATGGTTTGATTTGCGTGGAATGGAATCTTCACCTAGCATGATGTATGCTGTAAACTGTCAACCAGGTATTGAACAAAAAATCCCTGCAATTATTCATGTTGACGGTACATGTCGTATTCAAACAGTTAATAAAGAACAGAATGAACATTTTTATAATTTGATTTCTGCTTTTAAAGAAAAAACTGGGGTGCCAATTTTGTTTAATACAAGTTTTAATCTAGGTGGAGAACCGTTAGTTGAAGATCTAGTAGATGCATTTGACACTATTAAGAACAGTGACATTGAATACTTGTATTTGCCAGAACACAATAAACTAATAACTATGACGAATGAATAAATATCGTTATGGATTGGTTAAAATACTTTTTTAGTAAAGGTGCAAAAAACACCATTTCGCTTAAAGGCGGGACAAATTTTTCATATGTAGGGCCGTGGGTAAAACTTGCGGCTTTACCTATTGAAACAAGACTAGATCGATGGCATTTAGGTGAATTTTGTGCAGTAGAATATAGTATTGTTGCTGATTATGATACTTTTAATAGAGAAATTATTAAGTGTATTGTAACAGCAGGTAAAAGTGTTGCAGACATTACTATATACGGTAGAAGTAATCTAGGTGCACCGATACTAGATATTACTGCAACAGTTAACAACTCATATGTAGACATTATTGCTAAACCATCACAAGAGGATAGTACAGAATTATCCGGTGCAAAAGTACTCTATCAAGCCACATATTTTAAGACGATTAATCCACCTGTATAACAGTTTGCTGTTTTTGGTAAATATGTGTATAGGAGATTTTAAATGGCTGTCACATTAAACCCGTTATACAGTAAATATGGCTTTAAAGGCCCTGGCTTCACAGTCGATAGTGAAGGTAATGTACAAGTAAAATCACTTTCAAGTGAAGTACTAATTACAGATATTGCTGTTACACAAGATGATACAAGCACAATAACAAGTTACGACATTACTGAATCAGCAGGACAGTTTGCTGTTGACGGTGTTTCTCCTAATCCTGCAATTACAGTTGTAAAAGGTAGAACATATAGGTTCAATATTGATCTTACAGCACTTTCGTGGAACATTAGAGACAGTTTAAATGTTGATGTTTCGACTGGAATTTCTCATACAGTTGATGGTGTAACTACAACTGGTACTGGTGCAAACAATGTTCAAGACGGATATGTAGAGTGGACTGTACCTACAAGTGGAACAGGATTTTACTATGCAGACATTGATGGAGATCCATTCAAATTATTTGTACTAGAAGAACCATCAGTAACTGGTACTGGTACATTTACATCATTGATTGTAACAGGCACTTCGGAACTTAGAGGCGAAGTAACAATTAATGATGATGTTAATCTAAATGAATTATTAAAAGTACATAATACTACAAATTCTACTTCAAGTTCTACAGGAGCAGTAGTTATTAAAGGCGGTGTTGGCATAGAAAAAGATGTTCACATTGCCGGCGACCTTATAGCAAAAAGTTTTAAATCAAATGATGTTGGTGTACCAACATTATCTAGTAATACTAATTTACAATTTGAAGCAGATAATGCAGTGGTATTCAAAGTTGAAGGTGTAGAGCGTGGAAGAATTACAAGTTTAGGAAGTGATCTAAGAATTATAAACACAACAATCAATGATACAGTTATTGGTAATTCAGGACCAGCAGAAGGAACATTTACTAACGCAAATATAAAAAACACACCAACTAATGCAGACCATGCCACTACTAAACAGTATGTCGATTCTGCAGATATTGTTTTTAGTATAGCGTTTGGAGCATAGTATGAGTCAAGAGAAAGAATATATTGTAGGACTAAAAAAAGGAATAGATTTTAAAAAATTTGACAACGAAATGATTATTGCAACAGGCAATGGTCATATTCCCCAACGTTCTGTTACAGTGGCAAATCAAAGACCTCTTTCACAGAGACTTACCCATTACATGCTTACTGACGAAGAAGCAGAAAATTTAAGACACGATAACAGAGTTGAGTGTGTTGAGATACCGCCAGATCAACGTGATGATATACAAATTACACCTCTTGCTAGCCAAACTAGCAACTTTAGTAAAACTACTTCTGATTCAGGACCGTATGTTAATTGGGGATTAAGGCGTATTAATGAAAAATCAAATGTATACGGTGGATCAACTATTGTATCAGGTGACTACAACTATACACTAGATGGAAGTGGTGTTGATTTTGTTGTGCATGATAGCGGAATACAAAAAGACCATCCTGAGTTTCAAGATGCTGACGGTGTTAGTCGAGTAAAAGAAATAGATTGGTATACAGAAAGCGGTTTAACTGGTACACAAAATGCCAATCATTATAGAGACACCGACGGTCACGGCACTCACTGTGCAGGTATCGCCGCGGGTAAAACATATGGTTGGGCAAAAAATGCTGATGTATATGCATTAAAAGTTGGCGGCTTAGAAGGTACTGGAGATGCAGGAACTGGTATTCCAATAGCAGATTGTTTTGATGTTGTAAAAGAATGGCACCGTAGAAAAGTTTCAGGTACATTTACACCTACTAATGCAAGTTACACTCCTGCAACCGGAGTATTAATTCTAACATTGGGAAATCATAATTTTGAATCAGGTGAAAAAATAAGAATAGCACCTGGTAGTTTAACATTTACTTGCGGTAAAGATAACTTTGCAAGTAATCACAGTTATCCAAGAAGTTCAGGCGCTCCAAACGCGGCAGGAACTGATCCGTTTTATAATAAAGATATCACAATTAACGAAGTAACTAGCACAACTATTACAGTTAACATTGGTATAAGTTCAGATACTAGTGAACACAAATTTGTAAGTGCATTAACAGGTGCAGTAGAAGCAACAGGTGATAAAAGATTATTAATAAAACGACCAACAGTGGTAAACATGAGTTGGGGATATACGACTTCTTTTGTAGGAATTAGCGGAGGTATATATAGAGGAACTGCTTGGACAGGAACTACACAACGAACAGATTACGGTATGGTTGGCAGAGCCGGTAGACATCCGGTGCGTGTAAGCAGTGTTGATATTGATTTGGAAGAGTTAATCGATGCAGGAGTACATGTAACTGTCAGTGCAGGAAACTACAAACAAAAAATTGACATAGAAGGTGGCGACGATTACGATAATCTTTACTACCAATATGGTTCTGCAAGATATTATCATAGAGGCGGCTCACCTTTTAGTGCTAACGCACACATAACTGGAAATATTGATAGTGTTATTCATACTTCTAGTGGAACTATTTTAGAACAAAAAAATACAAGTTCCGAAACAGGACCGGGAGTAACTGTATGGGCACCAGGCACAGATATAATGAGTGCCACATCAAACACAAACAATAAAAACGGCCAGGCATATTATTTAGATAGTGATTTTAAACAGTGTAATATCAGCGGAACAAGTATGGCGGCTCCTCAAGTAGCAGGAGTAATTGCATTATACTTACAAATTAATCCAGATGCAACTGTAAAAGAAGTTAAGGATTGGATTAGTAATAGTGCAGAATTAGATGATTTATATCAACCAGGTGACGGAACTTCTTATACAAATGATAGATCATTGCTAGGTAGTTCTCCAAGATTTTTGTTTAATCCGTATAATTCAAAATTTGGTTTAACTTTATACAGTTCTAGATCAGGTGAGTCTAGTGTTAGTTTGAGTGCTCCTACTTACACAATGACAGCAAGTGCTGGAGTTGTAAATGAAGGTAGTAGTGTTATTATTACATTATCAACAACAAATGTTGCAAACAGTACAAGCATACCGTATACAATTACAGGTATTAATTCTGGCGATCTAGTAGGCGGTTCACTTACAGGAACTTTTATTGTTGGAACTAGAGATACTATTACATTAGAATTTGCAGAAGATAGTGTAACAGAAGGTAATGAAACCGCAACGATAAGTTTAGATAATGGTGAAGCAAGTGTATCGGTGCTTGTAAACGATAGTAGTGTTGCTACGCCAACTTACTCGTTAACAAGTGATGTTAGTGACGTAGACGAAGGTGGTACTGTTGTTATAACACTAGCAACAACAAATGTTGTAACAGGAACAAATTTACCTTATACTGTTACAGGTATATCTGCCGCAGATTTAAGCAGTGGGTCGTTAACAGGTGTTTTTGTTGTTGGTACTACAAATACTGCCACACTAGAACTTGCTAATGATTTAACCACCGAAGGTGAAGAAACAATAACACTTGCACTAGACAACGGTCTTGCTAATGTTGAAGTTACGGTTAATGACACTAGTGAAAATCCTCCAACACCTACGTATTCATTACAAACAAATACTGCATCTGTAGATGAAGGTGGCACATTTACAATTACATTAAACACAACAAATCTAGCAAACGGAGTAAGTGTTCCTTATACTATTACAGGTGTAAACAGTGCTGATATTAGTGGTGCTAGCCTTACAGGAAACTTTGTTGTTGGAACAACAGATCAAAAAACTTTTAATGTTACAGCAGATTTAACAACTGAAGGGTCTGAAACTTTTGCACTTGCACTAGATAATGGCGAAGCAAGTATCAATGTAACTATTAGCGATACAAGTTTAACACCGAGTGGACCAAGTTATAGTTTAACAAGTAATGTTAGTGAAGTTAACGAAGGTGGTACCGTTATTATTACGTTGACAACCACAGGCGTTAGCGGTGGAACAACATTACCTTACACAATCACCGGAGTAACTAGTGCTGACATTGGAGGTGCTAGTCTTACAGGAAACTTTACAGTAGGTAGTTCAGAAACACTTACACTTACTGTAACAGAAGATGCGGCAACTGAAGGTTCCGAACTAATGAATGTTGTTCTTGATAATGGAGAAGCAAGTGTATTTGTAACTATTAATGATACAAGTGTTGAACCTGTTGCAACTTATGCCCTATCTTCTAGTGCAGATACAGTTAATGAAGGTAGTACATTTACAATTACGCTTTCAACTTCTAATGTTGCAAATGGTACAAACGTTGCTTATACAATTACAGGCGTATCTAGTGCAGACATTAACAATGCAAGTTTAACCGGTGCGTTTAATATACAAAATAACACAAGTCAATTAGTGCTTCAAACAACAGCAGATTTAACAACCGAAGGCAATGAAATTTTAAATCTTGCTCTTGACAACGATGAAGATGATGTAAGTGTTACTATAACAGATTCAAGCCAAGGAGCAGGAAATAGTTACAGTGCGTCAGTTACTGCACCGAGCAGTGCTTATTACTCAATATCAAATGGTAATGATAGGAACGGTCCTGTATCAGGAAATAATGCTAGTTTTGCAGTAAATGACGGAGATATTATTACATTTAATGTCAGCGTTAGCGGACATCCGTTTTACATTAAAACTACTCCAGGCACCGGTACCGGAAACCAAGCATCCGGCGTATCCGGACAAGGTAACACCAGTGGTACAGTTATATTAAATACAACTGGATACACAGGACAGACTTTATACTATCAGTGCAGTTTACACAGTGGAATGTACGGAGCCATCACAATCACATAATATGGTAAATAGTATAAGATAATAGGAAAAAAGCATGGCAAGGACCAGAATAACAGATTTCGTTTTTACACCAGGTATTTCATACACAGGAAATAAATTCCCTAATGCATGGGCATTATTTGATGCTAATATAGCATTTATGAAAGCAGAGGTGTCGGCTTATGTTGCCGCAAAAACACAAGCAGGTGAAGGCGATTGGGCAGGTTATACATATGACGCAGATAAATGTGCTAGAGATGTAGGCTACATAATCGACGGGTATCAAAACGATTTACGTTATGGCGGAAACGAAAAAACTGTTAGTGTAGTTACAAAATATTGGGACGGCGATACTCCACAAGTTGACGGCTCAAGAACACCAGAAATTGAAACACATACTTTTTTACGTGATTTAATTCTAAATAATATTTTACTTAAAACAGTTCAAAGTTCACCTTACCAACAAGCAACACCTCAAGTTACAACAGGAAACGATCCTGAGAGCGGTGCTGATACAAGATTACAAACACTTGCAAATATTACTATCGATGTTATTACAAGTGGTTTAGGTTCTATGCCGACAACAGAGTATAATGAATACTCTAGAATTAGAATACCACAAAGAATTTTGCTAGAAGATATTTTGTTAATTTCAAATGTTACAAGAGGTAAGGTATTATATAACTTTACTGATACAGCATTATTATCTGATGTTGAATATATAAAATTTGATAGAGCCAATAGAGATTTTCAACAATTAGATTTTGAACATGATAGAGATTTTTACAATTATCTACAAAATAGTGATTATGTAACGACATTAAAATTATATGCTGATACTTCATCAGATCAAACAACTGATAATTTACAAATCTTTGTTGACAAAGCAGAAACAATAACTAGACCGTTTGATTTTGGTACTGATGCCATCGAAAGACAGCGTATTGCTTCACCACTTTCAATGCTTGATGCTGACTTTGAATATGGTTTACAGCCTACTAAATGGCAAGCAATTGGTATGCTTCGTGGGTATCCTTCGATTTATGAAATCCCAGGAACTGACACAACGGTATCTAATGTTACATCAGATGTTTCAGCAGGCTCCGGCGGAATTGGTCAATCATTAATTACAGTAACCACACTAGGACCACATGGATTTACACTAGGAACACCTATTACAATTAAAGGTCTAGAGCCAAGTGTAAAAGGCGCACAAAGAGCAGAAGGTTCGTTTGTAATTACAGGAATCCCTAACTCAACAACTTTTACATATTACGCAAAATCAAAAGTTGGTGTAACTAATCCAGAAACATTATATACACCTTACGTACAATTAAGGCAAGGTGGATTTTATACTGGTGCTAATATTTCAGAATCACCAAACTTTACAGTTGTATCAAATGGTAGTTCAGGAAACTTTACTCTTGCATTAAGTACTCCAAGCGGCCAATCTAGATTGCCGTTTTATGGTAGTGTGCCAGAACTAGGTGCTCCGCTAGATGATTTAGGTGCGGCATTTATTCCTACAGGTGCACAGGTTACTGGTGTTGTAGGCGACGGTAGTAATCCAGTATTAACACTTAATGTTGCCGAGGATGCCCCTGCAGGAAGTAGCACTATTACAGTAGCAGATACAACAGGGTTGTTGCAGAACATGGCAATCGATGATGACGGTGATGCAAACTTTATTCAAACTATTGCCGGACAACAGATTACACTACTAAATGGAACCAGTGCAGAACTATCTGGAGACGATGTTGATTACACAGGAGTTGAAGGTAACAATGTAAGTCCACAGGGTACAGGAGCAAGTTTTGATGTTACCCTTACTAATGGTACTTACAACGTTGTAGGTAATGCTCCTGGTAGCGGATATGAAATTGGCGATTATATTATAATTGATGGTAGTTCAGTTGGCGGCCAAAGTGGTACACACGATATCGAAATACGTGTAACTGATAGTGATACCCCAGGACAAGTTATTAGTTTTGTTTTTAGTGGAACAGGTTTTGATGGTGTTGCACAGTATGAAAATTTAGGTGGTACTACGCTAGGTGGTAATGGTACGGGTGCGGCGTTTAATATTACAAAAAATGGTGTAAATTATACAGTTGAAATATTCAGTCCAAACGCTTCAACTGATTATAGAGTAGGCGATAGAATCAATGTTCGTGGCTCTTTACTAGGTGGCCTTGATAGTACACACGACTGTTTGATTACCGTAGACAGTGTAGATAGTTTTGGTAACATTTTAACTATTACAGCAAGTGGTAGCAGTACAGATGCAAACGTAAACTATACTGGCCTAACATACACAACAACAGGTTCAGGTACACTTGCAGGTATTGATGTATTAAAAGATGCAACAACATATACTGTTACATTACAAGATGGTGGTGTAAACTTTGCTACTACAGATACACTTACAATTAGCGGTGATCAACTAGGCGGTACAAGTCCTGCAAATGATTTAACACTAACTGTTACTGGTGTCGATGTAAACGGAACAATTACAACGTTTACTGAGTCAGGTACTGGTTTAAACAGTCAAACTTATGAAAGCCAAAGTGGTGATAATTTAGTTGGTACTGGAGCAATTTTTAATATTGCAACTAGTGGAGGAAACTATACTGGAACAGTAGTTGACGGTGGTGAAGGTTATGCTGTCGGTGATGAGATTGTGATTCTAGGTAGTGACCTAGGAGGTACTAGTCCAGACAATGATGCTACTATGACCGTTACTGGTTCTGTTGATAGTATTGGTGGTATTATTACTGTCACTGGTAGTGGTAATGCTGTTTCAGGAAATGGTCAATTTGACGGTGTTGAAGGATTTAACGAATCTCCAAACGGTAATGGAGCAAGTTTTGATGTTAACAGAAACCTCGGAGCATATACAATTAACGCTATTGCAACAGCAGGTACTGGATATAAAGTAGGAAATAGAATAGTATTATCAGGACAAAACTTAGGTGGTCAAAGTCCTGCAAATGATTTAACTGTTACTGTCGACAGCGTAGATACAAATGGCGAAATTTTAACAACGTCAAATTCAGGTTCCGCGGCACAAGGTAGTACACTAACAGTATACAGTACAGTTAGTATGAGTGAATCAACAACTGGATTGATTGCACAAGGTACAACAATTGACTTTGATGCTCTAGCAACTATTAGTATTAGTTTTGGAAGTCCCCATGGACTTATTCCTGGAAGCACATTTATTACATCAATCTTATCCGACGACGGCTCTAACAATCATGATTTAGCGGCAGGATCGTTTATTGCAACAAGTGTAAGTGCATTAGATGAATTAAGTTATCAAGCAAAAACTGTTGGTAGCATTGATACAGGAACCAATAATGATGATCCAATTCAGGGAGCAGTTTATCCAAGACCAGATGCATTCTTCTTGCATAGACCATTTGATGGTGGTGTACAACTAGGTACTGGTTCACCTGTACATGGTGCACAAGCAATACGTCAAAGTAAAAAATATATTAGATACCAGTCAGGTAAAGGTATTATGTACACAACTGGTGCTTTATTTGCACCAAGTTATGACTTGTTAAGTATTACAGCAGACGGTACAGCAGTTAATAGTGTAATTACAGTAACAACTGATGATGTTGATCATGGTCTACAAGTTGGTGCAGGTATTAGATTAAAAGGCATTGTAACACCAGGTTACGATGGCAATTATACTGTAGATAGTATCGTTGATGAACGTCAATTTACAGTAAGAGCAAAATATATACTAGGTGATACTACTGCAACTCTTACAGATAACCCGCAAGTACAAACACGTACATGGCACGGTGCAAGAGTAATAGCAGGTACCTATGATGATCAAAATGGTATTTTCTTTGAATACAATGGTAAGCATTTGTATTGTGTACAACGTAGTGCAACTTTCCAACTTTCAGGAACATGTACAGCATACAGAGATCAAAATGAAATTACTGGATCTAATACACGATTCCAAGATCAACTAAGTGTAGGTGACAGAGTTGTTATACGTGGTATGACACACGTTGTTACCAAAGTTAATAACCAGTCAAGCATTAACGTTTCACCAGACTTTAGAGGTGTATCTAATATTGCAGGTGCTAAGATGGCCAAGGTTGTTGACAAAAAAGCACGTCAAGGACAGTGGAACAGAGATAACTGTGATGGAACAGGTAAATCGGGATATGATCTTGATGTAACATACATGCAGATGATTGGTATTCAGTACTCATGGTATGGTGCTGGTTTTATTGATTACATGTTCAGAGGTAGTAATGGTGACTTTATTATGGCACACAGAATGCGTAACTCAAACATTAACACAGAAGCGTATATGCGTACTGGTAACCAACCTGTGCGTTATGAAGTTATTAATGAAAGTGCTATTGGTAAACTAAAATCAAACATTGGAGTTGCTGATGCATCAATTGAACTAGAAGATGCAAGTGACTTCCCAGATGATGGTGGTACAATTTATATTGACAACGAACTTGTTACGTATACTGGAATAACAGGAAATACTCTAACAGGCTGTACACGTGAAGCACCATTACAGCAGTTTGCTTCAGGTGCAACTAGAACATATACAGCAGGACCTGCGGCGACACACTCGGCTAAAACCGGACTAGTACTTGTAAGTAATACAACTACTCCAATTATCCAACACTGGGGTTCTTCGTTTATTACAGACGGTGGCTTTGACAGTGATAGAGGATTCTTGTTTAGTTACGCGGCAACCGGTGTTGACCTAACTACTACAAAAAATACAGCATTCCTAATTAGACTAGCACCTAGTGTATCTAATGCACTAACAGGTGACCTAGGCGAAAGAGAACTTATTAACAGAGCACAGTTGCTACTAGAAGGTCTAGAAATTACTTCAGAAACAAGCACAGGTGGTATTGTTGTTCAAGGTATTCTTAACCCACAAAACTATCCGGCCAACCCAGATGATATTGGTTGGGGCGGATTAACAAACGTTGCACAGGGAGGACAGCCTAGTTTCGCACAGATTGCACCAGGTGGTTCTGTTGTATGGAACTCGGGTGATACTGCTACAACCGCATCAGTTGCCTTACAAGGTAACCTAAATACTACATTTAATACCAGTGGAATTTATTTTAACAGAAGTAATAGAGATTATATCTACGTAAAACGTAGTGTATCAGGCGGTAACTCAATTGACGATGCTTTTGAAAATTTTGCTGATATGACTGGTAAAACAATTTCAGGATCAGGAATACCAAATGGATCAGTTATTACCAGTTACTATCTACCATCTAATTCACAGTATGGTTACATCAGAATTAACGGTAGAACAACAGTTCAATATGGTACTACTGAAACAACGCTTACTGTTGCAAACGGCGGCGGCACATTTGATAAAACAAACTTCTTATTCTTCCAACAATCAAGTTGGGAATCGGCGGGTGCAACAATTGGTACAGAAACAGACGATGCTAACTTTCCTGCTGGTACATCAGTATCTAAAGTTGAAACACAAACTTGGGGCGGAACAGAATATTATAGGGTTGAATTTTCTCAAAGTTCATTAAACACTATCACAGCACCAGGAACAATTCAGTTTGTATTTAGACAACCACCATATGCACAGCCTGGAGAAACTATTTTCTCATTCATTGCAAACCCAGGAGAAAGATCAACACTAGATCTAACGTTCATTAAAGAGTTAACTAACACCACACTAGGTGGTAGAGGTACATTCCCGAATGGACCAGACGTGTTAGCGATTAACGTGTTCAAGACGTCAGGTAGTGATACAACAGGTAATATTATTTTACGTTGGTCAGAGGCACAAGCATAATGGAAATTACAGCAGATCTAATTAGAGCAATGAACGAAACATCATGGGTTGATGGTATCGGCACTATTGTAGTGTTATTGATTGGATATGCGGCCTATCGCTGGATTAAAAAGAAAACTAAGTAGTTTTATCTTCTTCTTTTTTGATTAGATCTTTTTGTGAATCACC